GCAGCGGAGACACCCGCCGCTACCGCCTTGCTTCCGTAGAGTGCCATCACTGCGCCGAGCTCGGCGATGTCCTTGGCTTCTGCAGTGCGTACGCCATCACCAAAGACCATCACTTCTTCACCTTCCTTGCATCAATAGCCAGCATGACTACATCACGCACCTTCTCAAGGTCAGATGTGGACAAAAAGTCTAGATTGTTGATGATTTGTTGCACTAGTAGCATCTCACCAAATGGAATCTTTACCTCAGGGACATTAGCATTCTTCTTCAATATTTTACTAAGCCAACTCATAGCACTTCCTCCTTGGACGCTCTACTAAATACCAAATCACTAGGTGTATTCTCACGTATCTGTTGCAATACTACATCTCTTTGAGACTGTAACTGAAAGGCTTTAGCATCTGAGTCCTGACGTACAAAGAATGCGATTACCGCAGTTACCAGTGCAGGAATACCTGCACGTACTCCTTCAACAGCACATAACGTAAACATCTTCATTACATAACCAAATGTAGCAGTATCTGGTATGTGCCTTGCTTCCCATTCCATATTGAATGCGGGACCAGCACTAGCCATAAATGCACCAAGTGCAATCCATACCAGCCTACTCCAAGCTATGTTCATCGTGATGTCTTAGTCTTTTCCTCTAGGACTCTGAGTCGCTCCTTGACATTCTGCAACTCTTTATCCAACCGTACAATCTCAACACGCATATCGTGAATGCTACCCTTGAGGTCTTTATACTGGGTTTCACTTTGGGTCGTAAGGTGAGCCAACATAATCTCAAGTTTGTCAACTTTACGAACAAACGTGAATGATGCGCCTAAGAATGAAGACACACCTGTAAGCAGGGTAGACAATACTACTGGGAGAATATCCTTAACTTCCATCGGAACCACCTGTAACTGGAGGGATTGCAAATGGAGAACCCGGCATACGCAAGAAGGTATCCAACTGAGACCATAGCCTCATACGTACTTCGTTATACCAATTTCCCCAGAAGGCACGTTGAGCAACAGATGGGTCATCCGTATTCTTTAATGCCAACTTGTAGGCAGCGTAACTAGCCCACATCTTCAACTGCAAGTCATCAGGAATAACCGTAATAGACGTTGCAGAGATATTACCTAGAACACCACATCCATAAACAGTAAACGTAGTGGATGCTGATGGTGCAGGATAAACCCTTATTCCGTAGTCACCAGAACGATACCAATACTTTGGTGTACCTACAGCGGTAGCCTCAAAGGATGGGTCGTATGCACGTAGTGATGGCTCGCTACAGTGTGTAAGATTCGTAAGACCAGACTGTACTGTTAGTGGAAACCACATACTACTAGCGTCATTCACCGTTGAAGCGTCAGTAAGCACGTAGTCTTCATCAAGACTCAAGCTGGATAAATTGATAATAGGATTGGACTGAGTAATCGTTCCCTTAGCTGGAACGTATATACAAGTCCTACACGTTTCTTTGATAGCCTCATTCAAGTAGGCTTCAATAGTTGCACTCGTTGTGGTCGTGACAGTACCTGAACCATTACCAACTTCACCAACAGATGAGTTAGTTGCTTCATTCAGGAGTCGCAGTACCTCTGAGGTAAGCGTTGTAAGATTAGCCATTAGACTGTCCTTCGACCATATATAGCAGAGTTTGACTCCACCATACCCAGTCTATCCAGATACTCGCTCTTGTACAACGCAAGTACATTAGCATCCTTCATCTGCATAGCTCGTGAGTACAAAACAGAGTACACCAGACAATCGTGTGCAGATTCAGGGAGAGGACACTCTTGGTCATCAGCAAGTGGTACAGCATTACCATTAGTGTCGTACTGCCATATCATTCCAGGTTGACAGTAACCTTCAATCATAACGCCGTTTGTAACGTTAGATTCTGGCGTAGGAAGGAATCTAAGCCTATTGGTGGCATAAAGTATACAAGCGTCGATAACAGCGTTTCCTTGCGTCCTGTAGCGGTCTACCTGACGGTCAGCAAAGTCTAGTAATCGCAATCGCTTATATACGTTATCTTCTAACTTGAATACTCCCCTAATACGATACATATCAGGGGAGCAGTATTCGTCTACATCTTCTTCTAAGTCTAGGTAACGTCTGCCAAACAAACAGTCTGTTTTACGGGCTATCTGATTGGCAGATTCCAACACTAGGTATTCCAAGCCAAATGGGTCAAGGTCTTGCTTGCTACCAAAGTGGTGCAAACCTATCATCCTGACCTTTTGTTTGATTTCACCTAGTGTCATCTCGTTACCTTATATTACTTAGAGGCTGACTGAGCCGTCACGTCCGTTGACAATACCAGCCATCGAAACAACAAGTGTTCCGCCAACTGTACCGGAACCAGCGAGTGCGCCAGTGCCGATGATTTGCAAGTATGGCTTGCTTGTCATTAACGGAAGATACACAACTTGACTTCCAGCAGCTGTTACTGTTACAGGAACAGAAGCGGTTACGTCACGAAGACTAGCATCGCTAAGTTTTCCGCTAGAAACTGTAGAAGCATTTGCTCCCACAACCTTCAGCGCAAATGTACCATTACCAGCACTTACACCAGCTGCAGTCAAGATAATCTTGACAAACAAACTCTGGCTTTGACCGTTTACACCAACAAGGTCAGACGAGCCAGAAGCTGCAGTATCTGCTTGAGCAGTAAAGTTAGCAGCATCTGCAAGAATCATATTAGGTGTACTAAATACGTCTGAATACGTTCCACTTGCATTGTTAGCTGAACCAGTAAAAGTAATCGTTGTAGACAACTTATCTGTAGATGCAGCTGAGCCAAGAGTACCAGGCATAGATGCACTAATCGTAGAGAATTTGAAGGAAGCCTTCTTATCACGTGCCATTTCTTTTCTTCCTTTCTATTATGCGACTCGGCAGAACAAGCGACCAACGGCACGAGTATGTGGAACCCACAAACCAATACCCCAATCGAAGACGACGTTGTGCATAATGCCATTTTCCTTGGAAAGACCAAGGTAGGTTGGCTTGAATGGTCCACTCTGCCATCCCTGTGCATATCCAGTTCCATAACGAACTGCATAGATGGAGGAAGCAACGGAACCTGTAATACCAGATGCAGTCTGAGTATCCGAGATTACACTCGTCGTACCGTCAGCCTTACGACCAACTGTACGAACGGTTGCATTCTTGTACTTCTCAACTGGGCGGTCGAACGAGTCACGTGTGACATCAAAACCAGCACCAATACCCATAGTACGGATAGCGAACTCAACAGAACGCTTTGCCTTCTCAGACATATACAGAACAACACCATCTCCATCTGGGGAGTTCATGTTGTCAAGCAACTGCTGGAGATAAGCGAAGAATGCGTTAGCCGTAGCCGATGTCGTACTAGCCGATATATCGATACGTGCAGCGTCTGGCGCAATCAAAGACATTTCCGATGGAATGTCAAAGTCGCTAGGGTTGTCCATACGATAAGCAAGTCCAGGGAAACAATCAATATTGCCCGTAAGTGGGTTGTTGTTAATGAACTTGTCGTTGAAGTCATAAGCAAAACCTTCAAGGAAGATTTGTACCTGCGCTTCGATTGGGTCGATGATATTCGTCGGCTGGTCAAGCAGAACGTGGTCAACAAGAATCTTGTTGCGAACCAAGTACATCTGCTCTTCGTACGATTTTGGTCGTCCCTTAACTGCTACTGGTTCAGAGTTTACACCCGTCCAGTTTGGCGAAGGGATACCGGAGTTGAGGTAACGAACACCAATCTGCTTGAGAGATGGTGAGGTGTAGAGAGGAATGTCTTTAAGTGCATTCCAAGTCTTGTGGAGGGATTTTGTGATTTCCTTGACGAGTGGGTCATTGCTGATTGCTGCTTGGTCCGCAAGCGTCAAGGCACCGTTAAAGTCAATAGCCATTTACTTAGCCTTTCCTACATTGTTTTGTTTCGATTAATACCCATCATTTCTGAGAGGGATATTCTTCGTTGTTGCTGTGATGCGCCACCAACCACTGGTGCTGCTGAACCTGCTTGTGATTGTGGAGTCGGAGTACGTTGACCCTGAACCACTTGCTTAGTAAGTTCTGGAACTAGTGATTGCTGAAGACTCTGAATCTGCTCGTGTACAAGTCGTACTGCATCCGCAGGTTTTACACCTACGTTTACAAGACTGTCCACCATATGATTAGCCTTCTGTGCCAGTGGATACTGAATAGCAGCTTGTTCACGTTCTCGTTGAACCATAAACTGACTGACTTCCTGCATTGCCTGTTCATAGCGGAACTTCTGTAGTTCTGCATCAAGTTGCATTTGGGCAGTAGTTGGGTCAACCAGCTCTTGCTGCTCAAGTTCACGATAGCGTTGGCGAATAGATTCTTCCTGCGCTTGAACCTGTTGCTGTTGCATAGCCCTTTGAATATCAGCAGCAGATTGAAATCCCTGCTGTTCAAACTGACTAATAACATCAGCCCATTTATCAAGCCGCTCAGAAGCAGCTCTTGCCCTATCGTTTACTTCCCTGAACCTATCGTAAGGGATAGGACCCGGTTCCTTAGTATCGGTGGCTGGCTCTGACAGATAGCCGAAACTATCATCAGGTGCGGATTGCTCCGCTGGGACCATAGCACTTTCGTTAACGCCTGTCGTGCTTCCAGTATCGTAGTCGGCGGTTCCACGTACTGCGTCCAAAATGGCGTTACCAACGCCGTAACCGTCTGACGCACCCGCTGATGAATCGGGTGTAGGTGTCATCATCTCGTCTGACAAATTTATCGTACTCCTTATTTCTTACATTGCCAACTATTGGGGATTCATTTGTTGTTTCAATTTTTCCTTTGAAACATCAACGATACCCTTTGCAGCATCGTTCTCCTGAGTCAGGCGTGAACGCTCCCGCATCTTGATAAGGTCAGATTCTGTCT